GAAGCGATACTGAAAAGTCAGAATTATCCCCTGTCCCAGAAAATATCGCCCTACCTGTTATCTCTATCGAGTCACCGACTCTTCTGTAATACGCAGGGCAGGTTACATTGGTTTCGATATTTAGAGTTGGGGCATAGCTCTCCCAGTCCGCTACAGGGCTTCCAAAAGTGACAGCTTGTGGGCCAAACGTCCAATACTCTTGATCGAGTTTGACAGTCCAGTTTGTAGTAGTTGTAACTGCTACGTGGAAGCATAGTCTATATGATGTATCCGTTGCGTCGGTTTGTACTTGCGATACAATTCTTCCGTACTCGCCTGCAAGTATTTCAGTGGCACTAAACTCTACTACGTTGAAGTCTGCAACAAACGAGTCGCTTGGACTAACAAGATAGAGTCGTAAGTCGCCGTCTGCATAGTTAGTAGAAGTGTACGCGTCGGATGCAAAACTCAAAGCCGAGTGTAGATCAGTATCGTCTAAAGTAAACTCATAATAAACGCCTTCGCCTTGTATGTTCACAGTGTTGGCTTTTTCTATTTCAATAGAACTTGAACCCCGTAAAGGATTTGTCGCTTGATCGGTTTTGGTTAAATTCCCAGAAGGAGTTCCGCCAAAATCATCGGGTTTGTTTGCTGCCGAAGTGTTGGCATAAACAGTTAGATCACTAGCTTTTATGTCTGCAAGATAATTTTTCCCTGCGCTTCCGCCTCCACCGATACTGCTTACCGCGCCAGTGTCGTCTTTCTTCTTCATCTGGCCAGTAGTAGAGTCAACATAAACCGCTTGATAACCGGAAGCGGGTGTCGATGGCTCTGCAATTTCTTTTACTAATACTTCATCGTCAAATGATTTATTTTCAAAAGCCTGCGACGCTGTAAGTGTAGCTATTTCATCTTCACTTCCGAGTGCGCCTGCTTTGAATTTACTTGTAGCTGCATCGGCGTATATGATACTTCCATCGGTGCCAGTTCTTTCAACTGTAAGCCCTGCGCCTTCACTGGAAGCATCGTCTCCTCCATCATTGATGGTAATGTTTTTATCTGCAATGTCTGTGTTAGTTGTATTAACGGTAGTGGTTGTTCCATTAACAGTTAGATCGCCTGTAACTGTCAGATCATCTGGTACAGTTACACCGTCATCATTTATAATAAGTCCGTCACTCAAAGCACTTTCAGTAGCTTTAGTTCTTTGAACTGTTACCGTTGTTCCACCTGTACCACTTGTATGAGTTTCGTTGGCCACTGCTTTTATCTTTGCTGCGGGTATATCTGCACTAAGTTGGTCAGTAGAGTTTACATTCAATTCAAAAAGAGAGTCGCCACTTACAACTTGTCCACCACTAGAAACTCTTTTCTTTTTTACTTCGATAGTCGCTGCACTTGTAGAATCTTCTTCTTGTTCCATTTCAAGGCCAGCACTAGAGTCGTCAGAATAAACCGCTATATTCTTGGTAGGAGCGTCTACTCCAACGCCTACTCTACCGTCTTTAGAAATAGTCATTGCTTTAACCAAAGACGATCCGCCTTCGTTAGCAATGTAGAAATACATTTCCGAACCAATAGCAGAACTTGTAACGTCATCAGCACTCTCGGCAACAATTTTAGCTTGAGTATATCGAACAGAACTTGCATCGGTTCCTTTGAAACGAACTTCTCCTAAAACATCGCCGTCTTCCGTTTGTGTACTTCCGGTTAGTCTACCTTTTGTAAGGTTTACTAGAGCTCCATTTACATCATCGGAGTCTTTCAGAATACTAAACTCATCTGATACGTCACTCAGGATTATGTTGGCCGTAGTCGTATTGATTTGGAACAATTCGATGTCCTGAGACCCGTCGTATAGGTACCAAGTAAGAATATTGGTTCCTGGGTCTTTAACCCAATATCCGTTTGCTTGAAGATTGGCTGGCCTTGAAGTAGTGCCAGAAAATCCAGAAGCTACTGCGTCTTTGAAATCGTTTAAGTAGTTTGCTAATTCTGTCCCACTAACTGCCGTTGCAATCAGGTCTGAAAAAATAGTTTGTGCCATATATTATCTCCTATTAAATACTATCTGCTTTACGTCCATAACCTTTAACATAAATATCTGCCTGCCTTTCAACCTGTGTACCGTTTTTATCATACACGCTAATCACGCAACCTGTTAAGGTTTTACTTGTCTTAGTAAAGTAGTCGCCTTGTTGCGCGTCATCAATAGAAACTTGAACACTCGGACTAGGTGATGGCCCTGCAAAAGCGGGGTCGTAAGTTAAAGTATAACCCGTATTAGGTATCGTAACATTATTGTAAGACTCTATTCTATCAGGCATATCCACTTTAATCTCTGCATCCAAAACTCTCGGTGTAATCGAGGCTTTGTTTGATATTAATTTAAGTTTAAAGTTAAAAACCTTACCTGTAAAATCGCCCATCGTAAATTTTTTCCAATCCGACCAATTATCATCACTACCCGCAGCTAGAATTGACACGCTGGATAAAGTAGGCCACGTATCCATCGTAATGTATTCATCCGTACTTCGTAAGTAAGTTTCTACGTCCCAATCGCCAGTAGCAGCACTAGCAAGTGAATCTACTTCAGAGAGTAGCGTCCAATTGCTCATCAAATCATCCGTGGAGTAACCTTCGGCTTGGATAGAGGATTGTACTCGACAAGTAAATATATCATCTAATTCTAAAATCGAACTAAAAAAGTATTCTCCACTGTCCCAATACTCTACAACGCCAGGACCGCCCGTTATCTTTTCTTGAAGAATAAGGGAATCCCCAAAGACTTCTACCGTTTCCTTTCGTCCAGTATAAGTAGGAGTATCGTTGACTGTTTCTATCACGTTCAATCCAGTTAGTTCTGGTATCGAAGTTATAGCTACTGCGGCGTTTGTAGATTCGTTTCCATTCCAATCCACGGCTTTTACAGTGTAGGTTCCAGTTCTGGCCTGCGCCTGAGTTAATGAAGTCGAAGCATCTACCTTTTGTAGCTTCGTTGAATTGTCCCAGGAGGCGGTCAGGCTTGGAGAATACCGAACTAAATAGTAATCAATGTCACAATCTTCTGGCGTTGGCCAATCGAGTTGGATGGTTTCGTTGGTTATATTAATAAACAAGCCGTCGATGTCGCTAGGTGGAGTCGTCTTAGTAGTTGGAGTAGCTGTAACTGCACTCACATTTCCGAGTGTCAATTTGGTTCCGGTAGAGGCCACTGCCAATATTTTAAAGCTATGTTCCGTTCCAAGGTCGGCTTCACGGACGATGTATTTATATTCAGTTTCGGAAGTGTAATCAATCAAAGCGTATCCGCTTCCGCGATTACAATATACTTCGTAAGTTTCTACAGCATCGTTAGGCGCAGCCCAATCTAATTGAACATAGTATTGATATTGTCCGCCAAAACATTCCCACGTATTTTCATCAACCGCTAAGTCTTCTACTTCCGCAGGGGCATCGAAGGCCGTAACTGGCGTAGAGATAGCAGGCACGTATGTAGGAGGGTCTTCATCTTGCTCGGCATCGTGGATAGCATTGGCCCGTTCCACTAGAGTTAAAGTAGCGGTCAGATCAGAACTAGGTGCTATCGCTTTTACAATACAGTTGATTGTAATACTTCCTACTTCTCCCCATACAAGGAGATCGCCAACGCTAGGTATATCTCCTGTAAGGTCGGCAGTGTCAGAATCCACAATACTAAGAGTTCCAGTAGAAATGCCCGAAACTCCACGAAAGGTATATCCATAACTTCCTCCACCGTCTACAAATGTATCATCTATAGTTATTCGATTGCTTGATACTGTTTTTACTCTTGCAGGCGTTCCTCCGGCTTTCATAGCGTCCTGTTGGAATAGAACGTAATCGCCTCTAGTGCAAACTAGGTTCTCGAAGTCTGTTGTTATTGATATATTTTCCTGTCTAAGAATTGATTGATCTCTCATGTACAAGCCGTAACGCCTGGCCTGTTCTTGGTTAGTACAAGCAAATGCAGAGATTTCCTCAAACTCCGTGGCGTTGGAATTACTGTATCCTGAGAAATAAATAAGTTCTTCTCTTACCGACCAGTTACCGAACCCATCAACGTACCGAATCTTCAATGCATGAGGAGGGTCGGAATAGGTACGAGTAGACGTAAATCCCCATGAGTTCCTTGGAGTGAATACTTGTACTGGAACGGTTTTTTTCTTATCAATCAATACTCCGTACTTTCCATTAACTAGATTCAAACTGGCGTTTGCTGCGGTAGTTACATTCGATATAGCTTGGTAAACTGTAGTGGCGTAATCTTGTACATAGTTACACTCGAATCTAGGTAGGTTCCAACTGCCTGTGGCCGATGTAGGAATTTCGTCACAAAAGGCTTCCCACTCTAATAGGGAATCGGTATCTAATCTGCTGCGGTCTACCGCTCGTTTATTTATCTCACCACAAAGAATGTCTGCAAAAACCCACGCTGGGTTGTTGGTTTTTTCTAAGTTCCAACTTGAACCATCATAAACTGGAAGTACGGAACTAACAACTGCCGAAAGGTTTTGTACCACTCCGTTTAATTGGTCGGTAGCTTGTATCCTCATTTCTAGGAAAAGCCTTCTAGTGTCAGTTGTTATAGGTTCTCTGTCGTATCGGGTATCGAGTGTCGTCCAAGTTAGATCGTCGTTTACCTGATAGTCGTATCCCCCGTAACTAAGTTTCCTAATTACCCGCACTTTTACTTGATTTGTGGTCTTAGGAACGAAAGTAACCTGGGCATATACTAGGCTTGTGCTTTCCGCTTTTATTTTGAAGTTACCAGTTGTTTTAGGTTCGGAATACATTCTGGAAAGGCCTAAAGTTTCCGTAACTGTCGCGGGCAACCCTGTACCGAGTTCTACTTCTGTTACGGGTATAAAATAAGGAAATCCAGAAGACATTGTATAAGTATAAACATCGTCTCCCGCGTCATAACTTCTACTGGCTATAGTCCCAACTCTTTTATTATTTGCATAAAGATAAGAATTTATAGGAACTGGTTGTTTAGAAAAGAAGGTGTTCCCGCCTTGAGGGTATCCAAGAGTAGTGTAGAATATATAAGTATTCGTATCGCTGTCCCAAACTCTTCTTGTACCGCCCTCTATAGTTGTTAATGCACCATAACCTCCGCCGTAGGCGTGCTTTATTTGTCTGGAAGTATCGTTGTCCGCAGAAGTGTGGTCTCCAATAGAACTCCAATCGGATACATAAGATATGTCGTTGAACGGATGCCAATCTTCGGTGCCTACTTCCGCAAATGAAATATCTAATTCTATAGTTCTTGCTTCTCTTGACCCATTAGTGCCGAAAGTAGTAAGCCCTCTAGGACATACAAAAGAAACTACAACTGTTTGTCCATCGCCGTCTCCATTGTCGGAAGCATTTCTTATGGCTTGGTATTCGGAAACCTCTGCATCCAAGTCTTCTTCGTTTTTATTTAAAGTCGCGCTTATATTCTCTGAGTTCACATCGCCCGAATACGTACTCAGGTATGATATGGTCATGTCGTCCCAATCTCCGCCAGACACGCTTGGTTTATTGAAATCAACTATATTATATGTAGTATTTGCAAATTCTTCTATAGGAGTATTACCTATTTTTATATCTCCTACGTACCCTGGGCCATAGCCTAAATCGTACACTACATTCAAGTATTGAACTATTCGTCCGCCTTCTTCATCATCGGTTTTACGACTTACTGCTATTTCCGTATAAGGGTTTGCGGCTATATTCGGGTATATTCTATGTTCTCCATAAACCTTCGGCACTACCCCGTAAGGAATAGACTTGTTCGATTGCCCAGAAATATTATACGCTTGCGAACTTTCTTCTTCCTGTGCAAACTCAAACCCTCCAATGTCTAAAGATGGAGGAGGCACTAAAGCATTGGCCAACAGCGTTCCACCGTATGCTCCGAGAGTCCCCGCAATAGCAGTTCCTACGTAGCCGCCGCCAATTATGGGGCCAAGGTACGCAGAGGCAACGAGAGTCAAGGTTAAAATTATACCCGTGCGGAGTACCGAGTCCGTATCTGCTTTTGGTTTGATTGCAATTAATACGTCTCTATCGCCAGGATGTATATCAGGCCATAAATCTTTGTCGATTATTTCTCCGTCTAAAAGAATCGTGTAAACTTCGTGAAGTCTTTCGTCCTTTACTGGAAGAGTTTCAAAGAACCGATCATATATTTGTTGCAGAGTTTCAAATTCTTTATGTGGAAAGTCTACTGTTTTTTGAGAAAGGGGATTTATTCTGAGTTTTGCCATCTATAATATCCTTCAATCTTTTTTGCCCACGTATATATACTTACGATAGCGCATCCGGTGGATTTGAAAGTATGGAAGAACTTCCCAGGACAAAGATAAATACCTACATGGGCAAGGACTCCATCAACCCTCATTAACATTATATCCCCCAATCTCGGTTCGTCCACTTTATAGAAATTATCTTTCTCTACTTCCACTATACGGGAGATAATTTTTTTATTTGTAGGGTCAGAATATCGAGAAGCAATGCGCAAATCTATTCCTTTTATCTCAGTATAAAACCTTTGAACCACTTCCCAACAATCAAGTTCGCTGTACGGAGTACCGATATATTTAATCAGAAAATTTGTAACTTCTTTTGGAAATTCCATTAGAAAATTCCAGGGCAAGTATTTGGAGTGTACTTTTCGCTAGGGAGTCCGGTGTTCAAGAAGTCGTCGAGAACAAGTTGGCCAGATATTTTATCCGCGTTATAGGATACGCTCTTTAATTTCAACTCTCCGATCTCGATTTCTACAGTGTCAGGGTCCGAGGACAATACCATTTGTATTGTTACCTCTATCCCTGCATCGGTAACAGCTCTTATTTCATCAACGAGTTCTTGGGATACATTGTCGAACTCTATACCGACTACCTTTGCCGATTCTCCATCGTCCGAAGGCAATGTAACCATAACAGGAAATGGACTAAAGGTTACGCTATTAGAAACTATCGACTCAGTGTTATTGACCAAATATATAGGAGAACCCCAACTCGAATGATTCAAAGTAAACAGAATCATAAAAGGGTCGTCGGATTCCTGAGCGTAAAGTTGAGCAAGTAATGAATTAGAAAGTTCTCTCATGGTATTTCTTCCCACTCCATACTGACTCTAAAATACGTGCCGCCTAACGGTGCAATTCTCGGAGGTTTTGTAAATCTAAACACAACCGTAGTTTGCGTTAGAGGATGTTCGTAATTGAA